GTAAGAGGGTACTTTAATGGCTGGAAATGATTGTAAGTCATGCAGACATTTTCATGGCAAGGATTTGGGAGTTTGTAGGAGATACCCTACTTACCAAATGAGGCATGAAAATGAGCTGTGTGGAGAATTTGCAGAGAAAGCAGTTGCCAAGCCTTTACCTGATTCTGGTGAGTCAGGTGTTTTTTTGCACATGGAAAGGCAGCTTTTAGAATTACCAGTTCTTGAAGACCCCCCAAAACGTAGAGGGAGGCCAAAGAAATGAAACCATTAAGAGACAAGATATTTGTCAGACCTGAATCAAGATTTCAGAGCACGTTATACATTCAAAGTGCAGAAGCAGACACTTGTGGATTTATTGTCGCAGTAGGTGATGAGGCAGCAGAAGAAGGCCTTAACATTGGTGACAAGATTTACTTTGGCACATTAGCCAAGGATTACAAAGACGAATACCTGAAATACCAAGAATTCAAGGACAATGACCAAAGATTGTTGGTTATGTCATGGCAAGATGTGTGTTTTGTGGCAGAACAGGAGTAAATTATGCCTTTAATCAAGTCAACTAAACCAGAAGCATTTAAAAAGAACATCAAAACAGAAGTTGCAGCAGGTAAGCCTGTTAAGCAAGCTGTGGCGATTGCGTACTCAGAAAAGCGTGAAGCTGCCAAAAAATCAAAGCCAATGAAAAAAGGAAAATAAATGTTTAACTTTACACATTCAACACAAGAACTTAACTTGGTCATTCAATCTTTAGAGCACAAGATCAGAGACATGACTGAACTGCTTAACAAAATGGTAGCTCAAGCACAAGCTCAAGCACCAAAACCACAAGTTACAGATGCAAGTACAGAAGTACAAGGTTGAGGATTTAATCCCATACGTCAATAACAGTCGCACCCATTCTGAGGAGCAGGTTGCCCAAATAGCAGCAAGCATCAAGGAATTTGGGTGGACTAACCCAATATTGGTGGATGGAAGTAAAGGCATTATTGCTGGTCATGGCAGGTTACAGGCTGCAAAAAAGCTAAAGTTAACTGAAGTTCCTGTTATTGAGCTAAAGCACCTGACTGAAACACAAAAAAAAGCGTTAATTATTGCTGACAACAAGTTGGCTTTAAACGCAGGTTGGGATGAAGAAGTATTGAAACTGGAATTTCAAGAACTGCTAGAAGCTGGTTTTGACATTGAACTAATTGGCTTTGATACCAAAACAATTGATGAACTGCTGAACAATAAACAAGAACTTGGTTTGTTGCCTGAAGAAAAGCTAGACAACTTTCTAAATGGTGATACCAAAATATTACGTTTAGCTTATGATGAACAAGAATTTGAAACAATGGTAGTAAACCTACAGAAGTTACAAAAAGAAATGGACATTGAAGACTTTAGTTCCATCATATTTACTTTGGTAGTAGAAAAATGCGCCAAATAGTTATAGAAAACCCTTTGCCAGTAAACAATTCTGATTACAAAGGGAAAGTACCAACTAGCGCAGATTATGATGAAATAATTAATGAAGAATGCCAAATATATGAAAAGGACAAGCTGGTTTGCACATACAAGCGTGTAAGCCCTGAAGTGCAAAAGATACTGCATTATGCAAGTGTTAATTCAACTGCAACCAAAAACACCAGAACACAAGGCACAGTAACCATGTCTACTGTATTTGGTTCATTGCCAAGGGTAGCAGTAAGGGAAGATTATTGCAGGTTTAGTGCAGACACAAAAAAATACCCACAAATGTTCAGTTTGTTAACCAAGGCAGCAAAAGAACTTTGGGAACTGTATAAAACAGATTACCCAGAAATGAGCGAGTATTTTGAAAAAGAAACAAGTGCAATACACCCAGATTGGCTAAAAACAGGTACACCATTCAGTACCATGAATATCAATAAGAACTTTGCAATTAAGTATCATGTAGATGCTGCCAACGTTTCAAATGTTTACAGCAACGTGCTAATAAGCAAGAAATTTGCTGATGGAGGCCATTTTGTAATGCCAGCTTACAGGTTAGCATTGGCCCAAGACGATGGTTGGTTAGCAATTGTTGATGGTGTTCGTGTAATGCATGGTGTAACACCAATTACTTACCATAGCAAAAGCAGCTACAGAAACAGTTTTGTTTTCTACACACTAGGCAATTTAAAGCATTGCAACTGTAAAGAAGAAGAAATAAAAAGAATGAAGACAAAAGCAACAGAACGTGCAATAAAACGCATGAACGGCAACCAAGACCTAGCAAAATTGCACAAAAGTCGGCAATTAGCTTAAACTGATAACTTATTGTTTTAATTAAACAAAATTGAGCTATAAAGTAAACATTTCCACACAATAAAACATGGTAGAACACGAGCCAACAGAAAAGACAAGAGCACAGGTGCAGCAAGCATCTGGGTTAGGCTTGCCCCAAGAGCAAATATGTGCCTTGGTTGGTATAAGTGTTAAAACATTGCGTAAGCATTATGAAGTGGAGTTGGGCTTGGGTAAGGCCTTGGCAAGCGCACAAATAGCCAAAAGTTTATTCAACAAAGCGCAAGGCGGTGACACTACTGCAATGATATGGTGGACAAAAGCCCAAATGCGTTGGAGTGAAACAGTTAAGCAAGAATTAACAGGCGCAGATGGCGAAACTTTAATACCTAGTATTCAAGTTACATTTGTTAGGCCTAGCGAAGTTGGTGAAAAGGATTAGCCCCTTGGATGGGTTTCATAGAAGTGTTGTCCTGTCCAACCCTGCTTTATGGGAGCACCAACTGTGAATCTGCAAGAAGCCATTAACAAGGTAGAGTTTCCTGAGAAGCTGGAATGCCTGTTTAAGCCATCAAGGTATAAAGTGCTCTGGGGCGGACGAGGTGGAGCAAAGTCTTGGGGGATTGCAAGGGCTTTGTTGATTCAGGGTGCTATCAAGCCTTTACGCATTCTTTGTGCTCGTGAGTTCCAAACTTCAATCAAGGATTCAGTACACAAGCTCCTGAGTGACCAGATTGCGTCTATGGAGCTAACTGAGTTCTATGAGATTACTGACAGAACGATCAGGGGTAAGAATGGTTCAGAATTCAATTTTGTTGGCCTAAAGAACAACGTAGCTAACGTTAAGTCTTATGAGGGTGTAGACATTTGTTGGGTAGAAGAAGGCCAAAGTGTGTCTGCTAGGTCATGGGATGTGTTGATTCCTACCATTAGAAAAGAACAATCAGAGATTTGGGTAAGTTTTAACCCAGAGTTAGAGTCAGACAACACTTACCAGCGTTTCATCATCCATAGCCCAAGTGATGCCCAAGTCGTTAAGATTAACTGGTCAGACAACCCTTGGTTTCCTGAGACGTTAAGATTAGAGAAGGATGCCCTTAAAGCTCGTGATCCTGAAGCCTATGCAACAGTTTGGGAAGGTGTTTGTAGGCAAACTGTAGATGGTGCTATTTTTGCCAAAGAGCTGCAAATGGCTGAGTTGCAAGGCAGGATTGCCAAGGTTAACTATGATCCTGTTAAGCCAGTTCATGCAGTCTTTGACCTTGGTTGGTCAGATGCAACTGCAATATGGTTTGTTCAGTTCATTGGCATGGAGACAAGGCTCATCAGATACCATGAGACAAGCCAAGAGACGATTTCAGCGATCATGGCTAAGTTGCAGACCTTTGGCTACATGATAGATACATTGTGGTTGCCACACGATGCTCAGAACAGGACATTAGCATCAAATGGCAAGAGCATCGAAGAAATAGTGCGTTCTTTAGGATTTAAGACTAGAATATTGGAAAGAGTGCCAATTGTTGACTCTATTAACGCTGCAAGGACAATCTTTCCTAATTGCTATTTTGATCGCACTAACTGTGAAGAAGGGCTACAAGCCTTGAGGCATTACAGATATGAGGTCGATCCTGATACCAAAGCATTTAGCAAGACTCCATTGCACGACCAATACAGTCATGGTGCTGATGCCTTTAGGTACATTGGCTTAATGGTCAATGAGCCTAAAAAGGTAGTTAAGAAGGCAGTATATCAACCCTCA